ACGCGACGTCAGGTCTTAACCACGACGTCTTCGTGCTTTACCACTGACCAGGAGGAAAACCAGCATGACGAAGCTCATGTGGGACAAGACGGGCGAGCGGTTCTACGAGACCGGTGTCGACCGTGGCGTCCTGTACATCCCCGATGAGAATGGGGTCTACGACAACGGAGTGGCTTGGAACGGTCTGACGACTGTCACCGAGTCGCCGAGTGGCGCAGAGTCGACCAAGACCTATGCCGACAACATCCCTTACCTGAACCTTGTTTCGGTGGAGGAGTTCGGCGCAACGGTCGAGGCGTACACCTACCCGGAGGAGTTCGGCCAGTTCGATGGTACGGCTTCTCCGGTTCCCGGCCTTCACGTTGGCCAGCAGGGACGTCGGTCTTTCGGACTCTCTTACCGAACTCGGCTCGGAAACGATGTCGTAGGAACCGAGCTTGGCTACAAGCTTCACCTCATCTACAACGCAACGGCAGCTCCGTCGGAGAAGGCATACGCCACGATCAACGACTCGCCGGAAGCAATCACGTTCTCGTGGGAGCTGACGACGATTCCGATCTCTGCCGGAGACACGCTGAAGCCGACGGCTCAGCTGACCATCGACTCCACCAAGGTGGACGGCACGGCTCTGGCTGCGCTTGAAGACCTGCTTTACGGAACGGCCGGTTCTGACCCGAGCCTGCCGACTCCGGAGGACGTCATCGCGATGTTCGCCGGCACCGTAACCGAGGTTACTCCGACGACTCCGACCTACGACGGCGGCACTCACACCATCACCATCCCGACGGTGACGGGTGTGGAGTACCTCATCGACGACGAGGTCGTGACCGGCGACGTGGTCATTGCTTCGGACACCATCGTTACGGCACGTCCGACTCCTGGCCACCGGTTCCCGGCGGTTGTGGACGACGACTGGCTGTTCGAGTTCTGATCCGATCCCCATCAGACAGGAGGCCAGGGCGTGCTCATTCTTACTCTATCTGCAACAGACGATCAGCCCGAGATCACTCTCGAGCTCGAGCATTCCCTGGTCTCTCTGTCAAAATGGGAGGCAGAACATAAGAAACCCTTCTTCCATCAAGAGGATTTCACGCATGAAGACACTGTCTCTTACATAGAGAAAATGATGCTTCACGATCCTCCTGAAGGAGACTGGGTTTCAAGGCTGACTCCGTCAGATTATGCCGAAGTTTCTGAGTACATCAACAGCAGTCAGACTGCTACTTGGTTCCGGAAAGATCCCTCGTCTCCTCGGCCTCGTGAAATCAACACCACGGAGTTGATTTATTACTGGATGATCCAATTCGGCATCCCTTTCCAGCCATGCGAAACCTGGCATTTCAGCCGACTTTCTACTCTGATTGAGATCGCCGGGCGAAAGCAAAGCAAGCCGAAGAAGATGAATCCTGAAGCGCTGCGAGCCGAGATGGCTCGAATAAACGCGGAGCGCCGCGCAAAACTTGGTACCACTGGGTAGAAAGGGAGCCTAATGGCTTACGTCAAACAGGTTTGGCAGAACGGCCCTGGTGGAGGAACACCCATCAACGCCGATCGCCTAAATCACATGGAAGACGGGATTGAAGCCGCCGCTACCGGAGGCACGCTGTCTGCTGTCGCAGTTAGTGGATCCTACACAGACCTCATCAACAAGCCAACGATTCCATCCATTGCCGGCTTGGCCAGCACGTCCTACGTGGATGCGGCTGTTGCCGACTTGGCGTCTGAGTCATACGTTGATGATGCGATCACCACGGCCTTGGCCACGTTCGCCTCTAGCATTGGCTCAACCGTCTTGGACGCTCTGCCTGGACTCGTGCAGCGGGTTCGATACGACGACGTCACGGGCTGGCCGGACAATGCGTGGTACACAGATCCAGAACGTTCTCCCGAGTTTGTTGGTGGAACTGACGCCGACCCGCCGCCGGAGACTTCTGGGCCTGAGAACAGCGCCACCTGGGTCGAACCACAGGCTTAGCCATGACTCCGACCGAGCTCTGGGGCAGTGTCCCCGCTACAGGATGGAAGTCGTTTGACAATGCCAGAACCTTGGGGTATGGAGGTCCGCCTCCTCCGCCTCCAGTGGCAGATAAGTTCATTGGTCTTTATCGGTCGGGAAATAACTCTGATTTGAACAGCTACTGCTCAGGATGGCCGACGCAACCGAACGCTGTGTCGTTCTATTTCAATTGGGGCGCGAATCTGAATCCTGGAAGTCAACCTCTGCTGAATCAATATGCGAGTGAAAACCGAATGATTCACATCGCCCTTCTTCAGAAGATCACCAGCACCTCGTGGGTTCTATGGAACGAGGTTGCAAATGGGTCCAGAGATTCCGAGCTGATTTCTCAACTGACAAAGATCGACGCTCTCCCAGCAGACCGCATCATTGTGTCCTATGACAACGAACCGGACAACGGGAACACAACCGCTCATCCAGCATCGCAGACTTCTGCTCAGTATAAAGCTGCGGCTGAACACTTCTACGATCTGGTTCAGGCGCATACCGGAGATCACGTCGAGGCGAACGTGCACTTTGCTGGTGGAAACACTAGCAAGGTGATGGCGATGATGCCGGCGCACAACAAAATGCAGAACGTCTCTTGGGATCCTTACAAAGTCGGGACTGATCCCGTCAGTCAGACTGCTACCCAGTGTTTCCAGGCGTTCATCAACAACGTTCTCACTCCGATGGGGTACGCCGATATTCCGAGACACATCACGGAGAGCGGCATCAAGGTGGACACGTTCTCGAACGGCGGGTCGTTCAACGTTGCTACGCAGATTGCGTTCTACCAGGGATGGCCGGATGCCATCGACGCTTGTAACTTGGACTCAGCGATCTTCTTCTGCTCGAACAGTGGCCAGCATGACTATATTCCCACAGATAACAGCGTGAAGAACGCTTTCCGAGACATGCTTGACACTGCGGTTGGAGGATGACATGTCGATTACTCGTACCGAGATTGTTCGCAACGCCTCCACTGTAAGCGGAACATCTAAGAACTACCCGGTTAGTGCCGCTGTACCGGCTGGGCACACTGTTATAGTCTGTGGAAACGTTCCTACGCCCAACGCATTGACCACAATCACCGTTACCGACGACAAGGGAAATAGCTACAGCGTAGCTATGGAGTTGACGTCGAAAGGCGCTGCGAAGGCGCCTTTCATCGCTCACAGCAAACTGACCACGGCTCTTGCCGCTGGCGACAACATCACGGTTACGCTGAATGTGAACTCTTCGCAATGGATGATTCTTGCGGCGGACTATGGTGTGATCGGAGATCTGGATCTAAGCAATCACCTGGATCAAACGACTACTGGCGATCCAAGTATCTCTCTCGGTGGGGCAGCTCGGGAGAACCATCAACTAGTAGTTGCGTGCTTTGTGAACACGAACACGACCCACACATTCGCCCCAGGTACCGGGTATACAGAAGTCACGAACTTGACTTCTGGCAGTGGCTCCAGCACAGTGAATCTGCATGTTGAGTGGCGAGAGTTCAATGCTTCTGGAACCAGGGTTGCGGACGGAACTTACAATACGGATGCGGCATATAGTGCCGTGGCAAAGTCGTTTGCTGCGGATGCAGCCGCGATCGATACGAGCATCAAAATCTTGAATACGCCGATCGAGATAGCGAAGAAGCGGATCTGGCAAGGTTCTGCTTGGACTGCGCCGTAAGCTCTATCTAACGATTCGAAAGCAGGGGTTCAATGGGTTACATTTCGTATCCTTCGAGTGCGTCATACCCTGCCGACGACGTTTGGCCGGGTGTAGAAGGCGAAGGCTCAACGGTTTTTCCGTCCAGCGCTCTATATCCTTCTGATCTGACGTGGCCGGGCTCGGATGAAGACGTCGCTGCTCCCCCCACGCCTGGAAACAGAATCCGATGGGATCAAGCATCCGATCGCGCTATCCAGGCAGGGCTTGATCACGGTGTGTTGTATTTGAATGATGGCACTGCAGTTGCTTGGAATGGGCTTATCTCGGTTGATGAAAACGGTGGAGAGTCCGCGGAGGCCTACTTCATTGACGGCCGACCTTTCCTTTACTTCCCGACTCCGAAAGAGTTTAGCGCCAACATCAAAGCCTACACATATCCCGACGAATTCTCGGCGGTCATGGGACTTGTAGAGGTCGCAGACGGCATGTATCTTGATTCTCAGCGAAGCGACAGCTTTAGCTTGAGTTACAGAACGAAGATCATCAGCGCTGCTCAAGGAACAGAGGCCGGCTATAAGCTTCACCTCATTTACAAGGCAACGGTTGTTCCTTCACCGATTTCCTATGCGACTACCTCTGGTGAGGTCAACCCGGTTGAGTTTTCATGGGATATTCAGGCGGTTCCGGTTGCAGTTCCAGGCTATCGTTCGACTGCGCATATCGTGTTGGACACTCGTCACGCGGACCCAGATCAACTACGCATGGTTGAGGCTTTGTTATACGGCACGGGTAATTCCCTTCCGAGAATGCCGAGTCCGGCGGATCTTCTGGATATTCTGGGCTTCGGAGACGCAATTATCATCACGGACAATGGCGATGGAACTTGGTCTGCCGAAGGTTCGTACCGAAACATTCATGTGAACAGCGACGGCACGTTCCAGATTGCAAACGCGAACGCGGTCGATCACGGCGATGGTACATACACCATCTCAAGTACAAGCTAGGAGGAACGTATGGCCACCGTCGATGGCATTACTGCTCAGAAAGCTCAGGAAATTCTTGATCAAACGATCGAGTCTGCTCTGATTTCTGGCGCGACGCTCAACTTCATTCGACACGACGGAAGCAGTTTCTCTGCCGGAGACTTTACTTCTTACATCAATGCTCAGATTGAGCCGACTATCGATGCAGCAATGGCTCCGATCGATACCGCGTTGGCTTCCATCCCCGGACAGGTCAATTCGAGTGTAGCATCCGCAGTTCCTCCGGCGGTTGCTGTGACGTTTCCTGGGATTACTCCAACCCAGATGGTGAACCGCTTATTTCGAGCTACTTTGAGTGGTAATATCACCATTGATTCCGCCAACTTCCCAAGCCCGGCTGTTGCTGGAACCCAGTTTGCTATGGTTCTCAAGCAAGACGGTACGGGCGGACGCACACTTACCTTGAACAACATCAAGAGGTCGCAAGGTACGCTGGCATTGTCAACTGCAGCCGGTGCTGAAGACATCATCATGTTCTTGTTCAGTGGAACCACGTGGTACGCCGGCGCAATGGGGGTTTCATTCTCATGATGAAGATGATGATGCGGCCACAGAAAACGCAGCTTCCGACTGGAAACATCGTCTTTAACAACTCTGGAACGTTTGATCGGACCAAATATTCGATGTTTGGATACTCGGACTACAAAGCCATCCTGGTTGGAGGCGCTGGCGGTCGATCGGGGCGTGCTAATGGTCGTACCGTGAGCGGGAAGACTTCCTGGGTCGACAGTTCGGGCGGTGGTGGAGGCGGTTTTCTAGTGTTCAAGGGGAAACTGTCTGATATTGCTGCTCAAAGTGCCGTAACAGTCGGCAGCCGTGGTGGCGATGGTTCAGACTCGAGCAATAACGTCCAAGCATCGAACGGGTCCGACGGCGGAACAACCTCTTTTGCTGGAAGGTCAGCGACCGGCGGTAAAGGCGGTAAAGGCGGAAAATACAACATAACGACCGGTGGGAATGCAACTATCACTCTCGGTCGAGGTGGAAATGGTGGCTCAAACAGCTCAGATCTGGGAGCAGTTGGAATCGGCGGCACTACGGCAACGGCGGAGGGTGATCTCGGAGGTTTAATCGGAGAGGCACCATCTCAACCACCTTCAGAAGGACAGGCAGGAACCGGCACTGGTAATCTTATTGCTGGAGGAGGCGGTGGAGGCGGTGGTGAAGGTCGCGTTCGCCTCTTCGACGATTATAAAGGCGCTGCTTCGGACGGAGCGAGCGGAGCTACTGGGATCGGAAATTACGACGCACTAGGCAGCGTTGCGGAAAACGATTCTGGTGCCGCTGGAGCTGCTCGTGGCGGATTTGGCGGAGGCTGTGACGCTGGAGATTTCCTGGGGTTCGTTGGTGCCTATTACGGCACTGCCGGCATCACCCGCCCGGACACGGTTCGAACTGGAACGGGAGTTGTAATCATTCAGGTATCCTGACATGGAGGCGTTATGGCTCGCGGTTCGATCAGTTTCACTGTCAGTGGAGATGCAACCAAAACGCGAAACTTCTTGAAGAAGATGCAAGAACCTAATCTCTTCGCGGGATTGGAAAGCTTGGGACAGAAAGGTGTAGCTGCGCTTTCTTCAGCAACACCAGTTGATTCCGGGCTTACAGCAGCTTCTTGGAGTTATGAAATCTCGAACAAGAAT